CCCTGTGGTGATGACTCGTGCGTACACTGGCTCTCGTGCTGTTCCTGCTGTTCGTCCCCGTCCTGGCCCACTGCCAGATGGTCCCCACCGGCGGGATGACGATCACGATCGGGAGGGCGGACACCGTCTTCGTTTATGAGTACCGCCCGCCCCTCGCCGGCGCGGTGGCGATCACCGGGTGCCTGGGCGGGAGGATCTATCAAGCGATCGACATGGCGTACCTGAAGAGCGAGATCTTCGAGGAGGTCGTGGCGCACGAGAACAAGCACAAGGAGCAATTCGAGGAGTATCTGGTCCTGCACCCGGACGAGTGCCCGATCCTCTCAGACGAGATGCTGTTGGGCTGGGAGATCGAGGCCTACTGCCATGTGCGGCACTTCAGGGAGGCGAAGGGCTGGGCTCGCGGAGCTCTCAATGCGGAGTACATCGATCGGATGTCGAACCAATTCCGGCGGTCGTCTGAGGTGACCTTGCTGGAGATCGTCCAACGCTTTCACAAGGAGTGCCCTTCATGAGCCCCCTGAGGTATCGGGTGGTGACGGACGGGAACCGCACTCGGGATCCCACCAACGAGGAGCTCCCTCACATCCAGGCCTATGTTGGCGCCTATGTGAGGGAGCGGGGTGTTGAGCCGATGGCGGATCACGAGGTGCCGGGGGTGACCGAGCTCGTCCTCTTCGATCACATCGACAACTAGTAGACCGGGAAGCCGCCCTCTCCGCGGAAGGGAAGGAAGAAGTCGTCCCCGCCGGCGATCGCATCCCAGAGTGACCGAAGGCCTCGAGGACTCTCATCGAGGCCTCTTCGCTTGGCGGTATAGAGCAAGCCATCCTCCAGAGTCTGCATGAAGTCGCCTTTCGGCTGGCTCTTCAACCCGGTCTGCTTTCCTCCACCAATCCAGCGTCCCGCCTGAACCTGATCCTCGTGGAGACCGAATCGCTTCGCCACCCGGCGGTACGGCTCGGCGGCAAGGTTGTAGCTGTCCGCGTCCACCAGGGCGGCCTTCAGATCTTCTTCATCGATGCCGAGCGCCTGGGCCATCGATCGCATCTCGTGCGTGTCGATCGGGACGCCGGTTGCTTTCAGCATCCGGTTGTGAAAGTAGTTGGGGATCTTGAGCGTTCCCTCAGACGACTTCTTCGGTGCGGCGTAGCCGAGCTGCTGCGCGCGATCGAAGATCTTGCCGTGCATTCCCATGAACGTCGGGCGCATCGTGCCAGGAAACTTCTTGAGGAATTCCTTCTTCGCGTCTGCGGAGCTGATGCCGTGCTTCTTGGCGTACATCAGGATCGACGCATTCGTGAGCTCGTTGTGCGTCGGGGTACGGGCAGATCCTGCCGCGCCGGCCATATTGAAATCCGCGAAGCTGATTGGACCCTGACGAGACTCGAAGTACCGGCGGAGGGGCAGGAGGCCGTACCAGCCGCGCCCGCCGAGCGGCAGGCCCTTCTCCATGTCGGAGATGATGCGCTTCTCGACGCGCGGGTCGGTCGCGATCTGCTCGGCCAGCTCGGTAGCACCGGCGCGCGGACGCGCCTCGGTCTTGAAGGGGAGATCCGCCGGCTCGCGGTACTCGGTGGCCGGCACTCCGCCCTCAGGGCTGTAGTCGAAGACGCCGCGATCGGTGCGCTTCCAATCGTTGTTGATTCGGATGTTGACTCTCTTCGAAGGGTCGGCCCAGCCCGTGAGAGCTTCCGACATGAGGCCGGGCTGTCCGCTCGGCTCCAGCTTCATCCGGTTGAGCCCGGTCCACTGTTTGTGCGCCTTCGCGATCGGGAGAGCCTCGTCGCGCGAGACCCAGCGCCCGGTGGTCGTGAGGAACCCCTCGTCGAGATCGTCATGCGAGAGCACACCGTGCTTCTTCCTGAATTGGCCGTCCGGCGATGCGACGTACTTGTCGAAGGCGTCCCCGTGGGTGACCCCATCGAAGCGATCGGGGCCGCCCTTCGTGAGAGGCTTGTTCTTCAGCCGTGAGCTCGCGGAGACGATGCGCTCCGGCTCCACCGGAGTGTGCGGCGCGGCACCCATCTGCTCGTAGTCGTCCAGCATGTTCTCGGGGAACATCGCAGCCTTCTGCTCCGCGAACGGACGCTCCTTCACCGGGCGGTGTGACTCGGGGCCGAAGTTGACCCAGGAATTCTGACCGCGGGTCTCGCTGGCGAGCGCGCGTTGCGCCAGCCGCGAGAGCGTGGAGCTGTGGACCCGGTATGCGTTCTCTTCCCCGACCGCGCCGAATTGGTTGCCACCGCCGGCGTGGGCCAGGAAGTCGTGGACTGCGCGGAAGCGGTTGTTCTGGTCCGCGGTCATGTACGGGTGAAACTCCCCGCCTTCGGGAGTCTTGAAGACCTTCAGCGTCTTGTTCTCTCGGACGTCCTTCATCATGTCCGCGCTGTTGGCGTAGGGATCCTTGTCCACGAATTCGATCTTGTAGCCGGCGTCCTGCATGGCCTTCATCTGCTGCTCGACTTCAGCGTTGAGCGCATCGTAGGCCTCGCGGGCGGCGGGGTCGTTCTTCGGCAGACCTTCGTAGGCGTCCGCGAGCTGCTTGCCGCGGGTGCTCGGGATCTCGGAGATCCGCCGCATCGGCTCGTTCTGGCGGAGGCCGGCGAGGAGATCCTTCACTGCGTTGACCGGAGCGTGGGGATTGCGGACGTCGCCCAGGTACTCGCCGCCCTCACCGAAGCTGCCGAGCGCCTGCTCTCCGCGAGAGGCGGCAAGCTTCTGCGCGGCCTTCTCGTCCTCGAGAATTTCGGTGATGTTGATCTCGGTCTTCCCGGTCTCTGGGTCGGTCCACTTCCCGATGCGCTTGCCAGCGTCGAGTGCGTTGAGCACATCGCGCCGCTTGAGGAAGGCCTTCATCTCCGCCGGCTTGGAGACGATCGTGGTCAGTGCAGGATCCGCGACTGCGAATCCCTTCCCGGCGAACCGCTCACCGCTGGCTTCGAGCGTGGCTCCGCCTTCCTTCGCGAGCTCGCGCAGGAGCCTCGCCATGACCGGACGGACGGCGGCCTTGGCGGCGCTCTTGCCCGCCATGCCGACCAAGTTGCCGGGACCGATCTGCTCCATGAACCACTGGCGCGGATTCTCCTTGATCGGATCGACGATCTGCTCTTGGAAATTCTCACCGGTCTTCTTCAGGTAGGAGCTCACCCCGCGCTGCACCATCGAATCGACACCGGGGTTGAGCCCGCCGAGCGATGCGATGTTGCCTCCTGCGCGGGAGGCGTACTCTACGAAGTCATCCCACCAGCCACCCTCCTTCGGAGGATCAGTAGCCGCCACCGTTCATCATGTCCTCTCCCAACAACCCGCCCGCTGCCGGCGCTCCCTGTGCCGCCCATCGGTTGATGAGCTGCGGGGGGCGAGTCTGCCACTGCTGCATCAATCGCTGGATGGCCGGAGTCCCCTGAGTCGCGAGGGCCGGGGCCATCTCTCGAGCGGTGCGCGAGGCCAGCATCTTCGGTGAGAGCGAGCGCAGGGCACCCGAGAGCGAGCCCATGAACCCGCCGGTGGCCGCGTCGATCGCGAGGCCGGCGGGGTCCACCAGGGCAGCGTCCCTGCGGTGTGTCTGCGAGCCTGCGAGCGCGCGACCGGTGCGCGCCATCGTGGTCTCGGTGGTCTGCCGGCGGAGGAACCGCTCGAGCTCCGCGCGGGATCCGAAGGCGGCCTCCATGATGTCCCGCTTGTTGGCACCAGGGCGCACGACCCCGCGGACGGCTGGCGTCCCCTGGCTGGCCTTCCGAAGGTCTGCGATCATCTCCGACACGAGGCCCTGACGGAACCTGTCGCGCTCTCCCTCAGAGAGATCACCAAGGAATCCGCGGAGGCCGCGCGCGTCCGTGTTACGGTAGGCAGCCCTGCCGGCGTCCAGCATCTCCTCGAGCCGGTACATCTGGTGGTACTGCTGGGCGACATCGCGGTAGCCCGGCACTCCCTCACCCATCAGCTCGACCATCTCGTCCCGCGCGGCGCGCAGACGGACAGCGAGATCTCGAGCGCCCGGCGTGGAGAAGGCACGACCGACCGCGGTGTCCATCCGCTCCTTCACGCCCTGCAGAACCTCGAACGAGGCTCCCTTGGCCTTCGGGAGGGGACCGATCAGTCCGATCTCCCGAGCCTGGGCTACGGCATCACGGACGCGCGGCTGGTCGAGGATGGCTTCGAACCGATCGCCCATGACCGGCAGCACGGTCGGGTTTCTCTGGCGCAGCCCCTCGAACCCAGCGGGGCTGTCCGCCCAGGCCGAGCGGGCGGCAGCGAGGTCGTCGCTGATGCCTTCGGCGTGGGGGCTGCCGAGGGTCCGCTGGACGTCGTCCGCGACCCTGGTGTTGACCTCACCGGCGCGGGGCTCGAAGGCATTCTCGAGCACCTCCATGGCCTCGTCGCTGTTGTTGGCCGCGAAGTCGGTCTGCGACTGCAGGCGGCGGCTCATGTCGGCCAGGGTGGCCTCTCCGCCCCTCCCAGCGTCCGCGAATTCCTGTGCGCGCCTGCTGATGGCCTCAGGACCGCCCGAGCCCTCTACAGCGCCTCTGAGGCGCGACATGGCCCTCGCGGACGGGCTGAAGCCAGCTCGAACCGCGGCAATGCCACCTGGGATGACCGCACCGAGCGCAGCCCCAGCCCCAGCCGCCGGCAAGGCAGCGTTTAAACGCTCCATGATGCCGCCCTCTGCAGCTCCGGCTCCGGCTGCTCCACCCATGGCAGCACCGATGCCAGCGCCCTTGAGGGCCGCCCGACCGATGTTGATGGCACCCTTCCCGACCGTCCCGATCGCGCCGAGCGGCAGGGCCATCCCGCCGGCCAGCTCAGAACCGCCGGCGATCCAGGGGTGGTCCCGCTTGAAGGCCTTGTCCTTGGCGCGGAAGTCTTCCTTCGCGTCCTCTCCGCCGATCATTCCGGCGAGCTCGTCCGCGAAGTTGAACGTCAGGCCCTGCGCCGCAGAGCGGAGGATGCTCGAGACCTGAACGGGCGAGTAGTCGTACCCGTTTTTCTTCAGGATCTCCGCGATCTCCTGCTCGTTGTAGCCCTGGCTCTTGCCGTACTTGACCAGCTCCGCAACTTCGGGATCCACCTAGAATCTCCGTTTCGTGGGGAATATCTGTTCCTTGGTCGGCTTGGCCGCACCACCGCCGCCGCCGCCGCCATCGCCGCCCATCGGCAGCCCTTCGAAGAAATCCATCGTGACGTCGGCGGGGTCGATCTTCCACCGACCCGCGCGACCGGTGAACGTCTTGATGTGGAGATCCTGCTGCCGCTTCCACTGGCGAGCGGACGCGCCTGCCTCAGATACGAAATCGTCAACCTGCCGCGGGGTGAGCCGCGCGCCGTCCTTGATCTTGTTCCACTGGTTCCGAATCGACTCCGGCACACCGCGCGCGTTCTCGGCGGTGGCGTACTCGGATTCGCGGACCACGGACGTCGGGTCGAGGGTCTTCATGAAGCTGAACACGAGAGCGATCTGCGCTGCCGGGATCCCGGCCCTTGCACCATCGGACGCAGCAACCAACGTGCGGTACTGGTCCGCGGCCTTCGCGATGCTCGTGGTCGTCGAGCGGTAGTCGTCCCCGAGCATGTTCGCGCGACCGAACATCCGCTGTTCGTCGAGGAGTCTCGCGCCGGCGTCTCGCGCCGGTGGATCCTGATACTCCTGCACCGGGCCCTCGCTCGCCTTGACGTACCGGCGCATCGGCTTCCCGTCCGGCCCAGGCACGGAGACCCAGGTGCCTTTCTCTTCGTTCTGGTTCCCCATGCCCTGGTACAGCATGGCGAGCCTCGACAGCACTTCGTTGTCCTGAATGCTGGTGTACGCCGGGATCGCTTTCTCGAGCCACTGGCGGAAGGCTGGGGTGCCGGGCTGTGGGGGCGGGCCGATCTCGGAGTTGATCTTCTGCCGGCCAGCATCGAGCTGGGCGGTCCTCGCCTGCTCGCGCTTGAATTCCTCCATCTTCATCCGGTTCATGTCCATACCCTGCTTCGCGCTGGCGCGGGCTACCGTGTTGTCCACCGCGCCCTGGTACGCGCCCTGGCCGGCCTGGATGGCACGACCGAGCGACTGACCGAAGGACGGGGCCTGGGTAGACCAGCCGCTGTCACCGAGCAGGCTCGCGCCGAGACTCATCAGCCCCTGCTGCCGAGCAGCCTTGTGATCCTCCTGCGAGAGCAACCCGCCGACAGACTCAGGCCGCGGGGCCACAGCGTTCTGCATCCGCTCCCAGAGACTCAGCGGGGGTGGCGGGCCCTTGGCGACGGGCATATTGCCCTTGCCGAAGCCCTGCGCGACCTTGTTCGGATCGGTGATGTCGAAGAGGTTCATCGATCACCCACCCCAGAGGCTGGACATGTTCGCCATCTGCCCGCTGAACGGCTGCACTGTCTGCGGGAACCCGGTGCTCATCGGCGGTCCACCCCCGCCCATCATCGGGCGCGTCGGGAAGTTGAACCCACCGCCGAACGCTCCGCCGATCCCGAAGGGCTGCGGACGACCGAAACTCTGCGGATTGTTCTGCGGGCCCCACGGGCTCGCGACACCGTTCGATGCTGGACGCGCGCCGGCGGGCGGCGCAGACATCTGCGGAGCCTGGGGCTGCTGGGGCTGGTACTGCGGGATCTGCTGCGGGGCCCACTGCGCTCGCGGCATGTACGGCACCTGACCGTAGGCGTATGGATTGAATTGACGGAAGCCGCCACCCTGGCCGCCCATCATTCCGCCGTAGCCGTAGCCCTGGCTGCCCTGCATTCCGCCGTAGCCGCCGCCCTGCCCCTGCATACCGCCGTAGCCGGGGCCCACCCCTCTGCCGCCCATCATCGGCCCCATCGCTGACATTGCTGATCCGCCGCCCTTCATGTGATTCTCCTTGGATCCAACCCGGTTACCAACCCAACAGTCCCATGCCGAGACCGATACCGCCGCCGGCCAGTGCTCCCATCGGGCCGAATGCCGCTCCTGTCGCTGCTCCACCCGCCGCGCCGCTCATGAGGTTCCGCTGCATCGGCTGCGACTGCGTCTGTCCGCCCTGCATCCCGCCGGCGGAAGCGCGCATCTGATCGAGTCCGCGCTGGTCCCAATCGCGAGCCTCAATGAATCGGTTGTACTGATCCGCGAGCTGCTCACCCTGCACTCCGCGGAAGTAGTCGCCCGCACCGAACGCCCCGCCGGCGGCGCCCATGCCGAGGCCCGCGGACTCTCCCGCTCGGCCCATCGCATCGTTGAATCCGCCGTAGAGGAGGTTCGCGGTGTCGGACATCTGCGCGCGGTCGAGCGCACCCTGGCGCTCACCGACCATCAGTGCGTGGCGGTCGCCGCCGAACGCACCGGCGCGGGTCGCGTCGTCGTTCGCACCGAGCGAGGCCTGATTCCGCATCCGGTCGTACTCGGAGCCCATCGCGCCCATGACCTGCTGCTGGTAGGGATTCATAAACTGCGCCGCGGCATTCGCATCTCCGCCGAGCGCGGCCATGCCCTGCGAGCCCAGGCCCATCCCCTGGTTGTAGTGGCCGGCGGCCCCTGTCGAGAGGTCGCTCACGCCGGCGACGGTCTGTCCGCCATAGGGGGTGTACGGCTGGTTGCCGGGGCCGTTCATGGTACGCTCCCAGATCTGCTTGTTGCGATCGAGAGTGTCCTGATCCGGCTTGGTGGTAACGGTCTGGTTCTTACCGCCCTTCATGGGAGAGATCCTTCGTGAGTACTACCGCGCGGGGAGTCCAGCCATCCTTCTTGGTGAGGAAGCTGCGGGACCAGCCATGACGGCCAGTCAGTGAGGCGGAGGTGCAACCATGCGAGCGTCCCCAGGCCTCAATGTTGGGGAGCATGGCCTCGATCTCAGCGATGTCGCCGCCGGCGAGGAAGTAATGGAGAGTCCGCTGACGCGGGTACTCTATGATCTCGGTGATGATGGCGCTGGAGGGCCCAGGCCAGAATTGGAGCCGGCCATCCGTGACCATGGACTCGACGTCGTCCAGGGTGTGGGTGCCGCCAGCCAAATCTAACGCCGGCTGCAGGACGGGTCTAGCCTGCTCGAAGGTCATCACCCGGCGAGGTACGTCCCCGTGAGCCGGATGACCCCGGTGGCCCCCAGCTTCGTCCAGGCGGCTGCCGTGCTGCCGGTGACGAGCTCGCGGATGACCGCGGTGGTCGCGCCGGTGGTGATGCTGGCTACGGGGGCCCCGGTCCAGCCGGCCCCATGCCCGTCCACCTCAACCGTCACGGTCTGCTTCAGGAGGCTCGCCGCCACCGCGGGAAGGCTCACCAGAATGTCTGCTGACCCGCCTGACTTGGTGGCGAGCTGGATGTCCGCGGCGAACCAGATGAGGTTCCCCTCTCGGACCCACTGCCCGAGCTGGGTGGTGTAGGTCAGCGTCTCGCCGCCACCGCTCGAAGTGATGACCGGCGTGTAGCTGCCGCTCGAGGGGGTGAGGGTGCGAAGCTCGCGCTCGACTTGGTGCCGGGTCTGCGTCTCGTTCTCGGCATCGTACTGTCTCTGCGGGGCCGGGAGCATCATCTCTTCGCGTCCTTCACGACGCCCGCGCGCCACGTTCCAACCCGCGAGTCCTCACGGGTCAGCGTCTGCTTGATGCGGATGTACCGTGCGGTGTCGCGCACATCGATCGGGCCGCCGGCGGTGGGGATCGTGTAGGCGACGTTGGTCTCCGCGACCTTCGGCCAAGTCCCCTTGTAGAGTGTCAGGGTCTCGGTGGCCGCGGTCTGCACGTTGTCGGGGACCATCTTGTTCACCCGCACGAGATCGTTGCCGGACTCGTCGAGCATGAGGGGTCCGCTCTCGATGTAGGCGCCGGACATCGCACCGAGGGCCTCATGGGAGTAGGTCTCGTTGTTGGCCGTGCCGAACATCAGGGGCCCGGTGACGTCCCCATTGTTCGCGGTGAGGTTCGACCAATGGCCTGCGTCGGTGCCAGCCGTTCGGGTCAGAGTACCGAGGGACCACCAATCTTCAGCGTAGTTGTAGATCGCGACCTTGTCCGCCGCGCCGGAGGCCGAGGTGGACGGGTAGAACCACCAGATCTCATTCCAGGGTGAGTTGAGCACAGCGAACGTGTGCCGGTATCGTGTGGTGTAGTCGGTGTTGAGGTTGTCGAAGATCGTCTCGAATACGGGGCACTGGACGTCCCGTACATAGCCGTCGTACATCTTGAACCCGCGCTCGGTCATCCAGTACACGCGGCTGTTGTCCACAACGGTGATCGCGAGTGAAGCCACCAAACCCGCGCCGTTCGCCACGAGGCTCGCACCGTAGTACAGCGGAGCTCCGACATAGTTGAGGGACCAGAGATCCTGGGTCGTCCACAGCAGCGTCTGCCCGCGCACCCGGCGGATGGCCCGCGGAGTACCGGCGGTTGGGAGCGAGAGACTTCCGGCGGAATTGGTTGAGGCCGGGGTCCAAGTGTTTACGGTCCCCTGTGAAGCCCAGGCGACGGTTCCATCGAGCCGCGCGGAAAGCAGGAACCTCTCCGGCGTTACCCCCATCGCATAGGTGGCGGTTGCGAGAGCTTCCGTTGCCGCAGCACCCGCATCCCTCGTCCACGAGAAGATCCCGCCGCCCTGCTTACAAGCCACGACTGTGGTGCCCATGATGTCGAATTGGCACTGACCGTTGGCCGAGCCAGTGAATGACGCAGGCGTGATGTCGGTCATGGTCGCGTTGCCCGAAGTGCCGGTGTTCTCGAGCTCGTACAGCTTGGATGACGACGTCGCCATCGCGATGTATCCGTTGTACCCGAAGGCCCCGATCGGAGTCCCGGTGATCGTGTTGCCTCCGAGGTTGGGGGTCGTAAAGGTCCGCACCGCTCGCGCCACACCCTGGTGGAAGCGCACGAAATTCCCGCCGGCCCAGCGATCCTTCCGCTGGAAGAGGGAACCATTCGTCACGATCCCAGGTGGGATGTCGAGCGGAATCATCTTCTCGATCATGTTAGCCCTCTCTCAGCCATTTCGATGTCGCGGCCCGGCGCTTGATCTGCCACGCCGATTTCCCCTTCACCCCGGTCTTAGGGTTGGTGACGTAGACCCAGCGGTCGTTGTTCGCCGCGGCGTCCTCCCACAGCTTCTCGTTCACCTTCCCCCGAAGCGTCGAGCCGGCGTAGGCCGAGCCGCCACAGTTGAAGCAGAAGTCGATGATCGCATTCAGCCTCCTGGGTGACTCGTTCACGAGTCCCGGCGACAGCCGCACAGCCATCATGGTGTACCGCGCGATGTCCTCAAGCAGGAGTGCCGTGGCCTCGCCCTCCGTCATCTCGCGCCGCGGCTCCGAGATGCGGTGACCGTAGCCGATCGTCAGCTTGCCCGCCGCGCAGTAGTACGGCTTCCCCACGAACCCCTCGAAGTGCTTCAGGTGCTCGATCAGCTCGACGCCATATCGAGTGATCATGTCTGCTCGGCCTCTTCCTCGAGCTGCGCGACCATGTCGTCCATGAAGGCCTGCGAGGCCGCGAGATCGGCGGAGAGTTGCCGCACCTCGTGGATGACTCGGGCATTCATCTGCTGGGTCTCATCGAGGAGCTCCGCGAGCGCCAGGGCCGACTCTGCGTCCACTGCCGCACGTTCCGCTATCGCCAGCGCGAGCTGGAGGATCGTCGTGTCCGGTTCTGCGATGACCGTGATCTTGACCGCGGCATCCGTCGTGTCCGTACTGTCGTCCGCGCGGATGAAGAAATTCCACTCGCCAGCTTGATCCGAAGTCGGGGTCCACTCGAAGGTGAAGTTGCCCGAGCCCTCGTCCTCGACGAGCTCGGCCCCGATCGGAACGACACTGGTCCCATCGACCAGGGTCAGCACGATCGGATCGTCGTCTGCGTCGGTCGCCGTGATCGGGAAGACGACGGGCAGATCCACCGCACCCACGATCGAGGGGATGGCGGCGATGACGGGCGCAGCATTCGCCGGCGGGGCCGCGGGGGGCTTGAGGGCGATCGTGACTCGCGCCTGGACCGCTGCGGTGTCGAGCGTAGCCGTGGTGGAGCTCACAACGCCGGCGGTGGCCTTCACGCTCGTCGCGACGTAGATCCCGCCCTCCGTGACCGGGGGTGCGGGCGGAGTGCCTGGAGGGATGATCGCGAACGAGATCAGGCCCTGCAGCGAGGAAGTGGCGAGGGTGGCGGTCGTGGCCCCATAGGTGCCGGCGACAGCCATCACACCGCAGGCAGCATCGATGCCGCCGCCGTTCCCGGTCTGGGTGTTGCCCGCCAGCCGGCGGGTGACGCTCGTGAGGTCCGCATTCGCCCAGCCGCCAGCGGTGGTCTGGTTGCTGGTGGTGTCGGTCGCGTTAGAGACCGCGGCGACTATCAGTCGCTCGTCCCCGAGCGTCGTGTCGCCAACGATCGAGACCGCGGTTGATGCTACCGCGAGCGAGTCTTCGCGTCCCGCCTCGAAGGGCGAGCCGGAGGTCTCCGCGCCCCGGAACACCATGATGATGCCCCGCTGATGGTCTCCGCCGTCCGAGACCGTGGGGGCAGATTCCGCGGCGCTCGTGGCGCGCTTCCAGAAGGTCTGCAGGCAAGTCGCGTCCACCGCGCCCGCCGTGCCGACCCCTGCGTCAAGCAGAGCGGTCCAGCCTGCCGGCGTGGACACGGGCTGGTTCGCGGTCTCCACGAACAGAATGCCGATGTCGTCGGCCTGATGTCCGGCGGGCCATGTTGGGGTGATCGATCCAACCCCGTTGTCGGGGGTGCCGTTGGCGACCCAGGTCGGTGCGCTCATTTCGCGGTCCTCCAGCCGTTCCAACTCGTTCGACCGAGACCGGTCGTGATGGCGTCGTCGAACGCTTCCTCGAAGTCCGCCCGCTGATAGATCGAGAGGAATTCCTGGCTCGGGTTCGTCGATGTGGCGTGTTGCCAGTAGAGCAAGAACGGGATGTCTTCATCCGCCGCGGCGAGCTCCGCGAATTTCCGAATCCAATCGGGGTTCGCGATGACCGACTTGTTCGCGTTCACCAGGGACAGGACTTCCGTGGGTCCGGCGTCCCGGTCACCGAGGGTGTATCCCGGCGTCCCGCCGCCGCTGTCGTTCGTGTCCCAGGCCGCGGAGACGCCCAGCGTATCGACGCCGATCCCGCCGGCCCAGACGTTGAGCGAGACGCAGAGGCCCATCTGCATGTTGTTGGTCGCGATGACGTCCAACTGCTCCTGCCAGACGTCGCGTGGATCATCCGGCGTGACCCACGGCTGCACGGTGCCACTGTTGCCCTTGCCGTGGTTGTTGTTGTACTGGACCCAGCAGTAGTCCACGCCGGTGTATCCGCCGGTGGGCCGCGACTGCGCGTTCCACCCGCCGTTGAGCGTGTTCGCTGCGACTCGGACGATCGTGATGCAGCCCGGCCAGACCGCCTTGTGAATCAGGGCCATCTGGTTCACCTGGGTCGGTGAGATCGGGAGTGAGCTGGTGAGGTTCGGCTCGTCCACGACGTAGAAGACGATCCGGCGGCTCGCCACCGCGGCTTCGAATTTCGCCCGATCAGCGAATGCGGTGTTGTCCGCATCGGGACGGTAGGCGCGGACGTTCGCCTCGTACTTGCCCATGTCGAGCACTTGGTTGCCACCGACCGTGGACGTATACGCGCCTTTATTTCCGGCGACGTTCAGCACGAGCAGGATGCTGTGCTGATCCGCAGTGTCGATGGCGGCCCCGATCGTATTTCGGTTGGGCACGAACATGGCGACCGTGCAGCGGGGATCCGCAGCATCCAGACCTGGGCCCTCACCCACATCTCCGAAGTCTCCACCCCCGCCGAAGGACATGAGGCCCACCGGCAATGCATCCGAGGTCGGCGTCCCACCACCCACGCCATCTAGCTGGGTGTTCAGCCGCTTGGTCAGGTTGGTGACACTGGCATTCGCGAGTGACGCGGGGCGCACGGTCTCATCGTCGATACCCAGCGAATTCGAGAAAGCATTGACGATCAGGGTCTCAACCACGGTGGTCGTCGGGCCGGGCATCGAGACGGCGGTGGTGGGCGCGGCGGCCACGTTGCCCGTGAAGACGTCCCACGGATCACCACTCGCGATGCAGCCGCGGAAGGTCAGGATGATGCCGCTCTGTCGTGTACCGCTGTCGGCCACGACCGGCGAGGCCATGCTCGTGGTAGTTGCGCGGCACCAGAAGGCAGTAAGCCGGGTCGCGGCGGCGGCGCCACCGGTGCCGGTGCCTTGGTTGGTGACCGCAACGAACCCGGCTGGGGTCGAGAGGGTGACCGCTTCGTTCGCGCTTTCGACGAAGAGAATCGCGATGTCGTCAACTTCGTGCAGGGGCCACGCGACGGTGATGCCTGCGGCGCCCCGCACGAGATCGCCCTGCGCTTGATAGGTAGGGTTCGCCAACTACTTGTCCTTCTCTGTGGTCCTCCCGGCTAAAGTGACACCCACGCCAAGACTCGCGCGGGTGATGAGTGTATCGGCGGCGCTGAACGCTCCATTGACGACGGAGGCGACGAGCGCGAAGTCTGCTGTCAGCTTGCCAAACATCCCGAGCACGAAGGCCGCGAGGATGGTGATCACGGCGACGATGAATTTCCTACCGAGAAGCGGGCTCACCGTGCGAGCCAATCCTTCACGACGCTCGCGACGAAGGCCAGGATTGCCCCCAGGAAGCCGCCGGCGGATGCGAGGTAGATACTCTGCTGCCGCTCCTTCGTGTCGCGCACAGTCTCCCGTTGCACGAGGTAAGAGACGTTGGCGTCTACTCGCTCCAGGCGCTCCTCAATCGTGTTGAGGCGGGCGTTGTGCTCACCGAGCAGGAAGGACGGATCAGGTGCCATCGTCGCCTCCGAACACGACGGGCAGCGACATCTCCGGGGTGGCACCGAATTCCTGCCGTTCGCGGTAGATGTTCTCTTTCTCGATCCCGCTCTCGTACAGCGACTGCCATAGGGCCACCCGCTCATCGTGCTCGAGGAAGGGCGCGGCCTGCAGGAGCGAACCGTACAGGTAGAGGTCGGGGTTGTTCGTCAGCGTGGTGTTGGTCGGGCTGCCGCCGGAGAGGGCGGCGATCTTCTCAATGTAGGTCATCTCGAGGACGTAGGCCGCGGACGGCGCGACGTCGAAGTAGGCCGTACCGTCCACGACCGAGAAGGCCTGGGGGATGCCGTTGCCGATGCCGCGCATCTCTGCGAGGCCGGCGGGGCTCTTCTGGCGGAGGGGCCACTGCATCGAGCTCGAGTTGTGCCGGAGGCTCTCGATCTCCTTGACGGTCGCGCCGAGGGCCTTGGAGGCCACGCCGGCGGTCAGGGTCAGGGGCCCCACGGACTTCTTCTCGCGGAGCTGCCGGCGGAGATCCGCTTCAGCGAGCGCGATGAATTCGGGGGTCCGGCTGGTCAGGTCCGACCGGTTGAGCCAGTTGTCGAGCGCCGTCTGGAGCTCGGAGTAGGTGCCAATAGCCATCGGGGGGCTCGGGACTGCCGGTCACGGCCACGGGCTGGGGGCCCGGTCTTACAGCGCCAGGAGGCGCGAGTGCAGGAATCTACCTCCGCCGGAGGCCCTTGGACAGCCTGCCGGGGCGGGTCCGCCAGCCGGAGTTGGCTGGGTCGTCACACCACTTCGCGAGGGCGGCTTCGTCGTCCGCGATCCCCTTCCGCTTCAGGTCGAAGTAAACGTGCATCGGGATCGAGGCGACCACGCCGGCGGACAGCTTCTCGCCCCACCGGGACCGCTCGTCGAATTGGTTGTACCGGGCCTTGTTCACCTCGATCAGGCCCTCGACATCCATCTTCGTCTCGAAGGTGACCTTGTCAGTCGTCGCGTCGTAGTGGTAGTAGGTCTTGGTTCGCATCTCACGATCGTGGTCGAACAGGCGGGAGAATGATCCGCTCATTTAGAAGTCCCAGGAGAGGGTGATGCCTAGTGTGGCCCCGACCCCTACTGCGGTAGCGGGGAGCCCGGTTGTCGGGTTGACGCCGAGGGTTGCGCTGGGCCCGACTGCGAGGCCCACGCCAACATCGGGAATGATGTCCTTCAGGAACGAGCCGCCGGTGGACTTCACCAGATCGTCCGCCGCGGCCACGACCGTCTCGCCGGCGGCCCGCAGCTTCGCGGCGGCAGCCTTCTGCTCCTCGAGCGCATCGCGGAGACCGGCGGTGGTGCTGTCTGCGTCCGCCAGCTCGCCCCGGAGGGCCGTGATCGCCGGAGCGCAGGTATCGGGCGCCTGGGCCACGATCGCCCGTCTGGCGGGCGCCAGGGAGCTCCGGCGGCGCTCGGCAGCCTGTGCGCGGAGCTCGGCGGCCTGGGCGCGGGTCTCTGCGGCGTCCGCGCTGTCGAAGGCCTCCTGGGCGGCCACGATCGCGCCCGCGGCGATCGCGCGCTCGGCGGCCAGGGTGCGTGTGTGGTACTTCTGGAAGGTGTAGAGAAGGAGCCCGAGGAGAGAGCCGGCTAGGACAACGTGCCAACGCTTCATTCGGGCCCCTAGGGTTCTGCCGTTGAAAGCCGAAAGGACGGAGCCCCGTAAGGGGCCCCGCCCTGGTGACTCACCGATTAAGCGGTGGTCAGGTCGTACACTGCAGCCTGTGACTTCTCCTCGTGGACCGTCAGGGCCCACTCGACGTTGATCAGGCGCTTATCAGCATCGCCCGTCTTCGCCAGCTTGTGCGACTTGAAGCCGCGGAGGAAAGCGATCGACAGGTGGCTCGGATCGAGCACCCACGCTTCGCGCGCCCGCTGAAATCTGTTGGCAATGACCTTGAGATTTCCAAAATCTGTAACGATCACATCCATCGACTGGACAATGACCCCCGGCTTGGCTCCGGCGAGGTTCAACGTCTTGTCGGCGTTGCCCGCGAACCCAGAGATGACGGTCTTGTTGAACCCACCGACCATCACGATGCTCGGCTCCGCGCCCTCATTCCACGAGAGCTGGGCCACATCCTTGACAAACTGCTCGGTCAGCGCCCGCTGGGTGCCGTCCGTCCGGTCGTCGTTCGGGAGGGTCGTGTAGACCGGAGTCACCGCGCCCGCGCCCTGCGACAGGTTGGTCTTCAACCACGCCGGCATACCGGCGGTCTTGCGGGGATCGGAGCCGCTCGCGGCCTGATTGCTCAGGGCGATGGTCTCCATGTCGCGCCGCAGCTCGACGCTGCGCTTCGACATCTGGTACGCCAACTCAGCATCCCGGCCCGCCTTGTTGACGGTGTCGAGGGTGCCGGACACGATCGCCGTCTTGTCCGAGATCTGGCAGTAGTTGCCCAGGCGGACAGTCGCGGTCGGAACCGCGAAGGTGGCGTCGTTGCCTTCGTTGCGGAAGTTGGAACCATCCACTGCCTCGAGCGCATCAGTCTGCCACTCGTGCAGCGTGTTCTTGGCCTTCTTGCGCCCGATCATGGAAATGAAGGGCGTCTTTTCCGGCGAGATCATGTAGATCGCGTCGGTCAGATCCTCACGGATGCCCTTGGCAGTCGTGGTGAGGTATGTGCCGGTAATTGCGGCCATCTGTTGATTCTCTTTCTAAGACCTACCGAGGGCCTCTACTCCTCGATAGCCATGAAGAATGCGGTTCCGTCTTCACGAGAACCGGATTTCGCGAGCCGAGACAGCGCCTTCTGCAGGTCGGTCTGAGGCCGGCGAGAGACATTCTCTCCGCCCGGCTTGGCTGTACGGACCTTCTCGATCCGCTGAATCAGGTCAGGCTTCTTCGCCTGTCCCTTGTCGTAGAGCATGGCTTTCCGAAGCAACACGAACAGACGGTGGTCATCGACTTGGTTGAGCGTCTCCGCGGTGAAATTCATCTTCTCCGCGTAGGTCTTCATCTCCAGCCGCTCGGCCTTCGATACGTCTTCCTTCGACCACTCGGGGATCGCGGCCAGCAAGAGCTCGCGCTCGGCCTTGATCTTCTCCTGCCGGTATACGGTCATGTCTTCCATGACCTTCTTCTCGGCGGCTTCCCGCTGGGACCGGAGCTCGGTGCGATCCTTCTCGCCCTGCTGCCACTCGATCCACATCTGCTGGAACCGATCGGGATGCTCGACCCGCAGCTTCTCCCAATCCGGCTCTTTCGGCGTGACTTCTGCGACTGCCTGCTCCAACAGCTTCAGATTCTCTGCGAGCTGTAGGCGCTCTTGCCGCGCGGCCTGGGTCTCCTGATCGAGTGCCTTGTTGCGCTCGGCCAGTGCCTGGGTCTTGCGGGTGTAGTCCGCGGTGCGGGAGTAGCCCTTGGCGAGCTCGTCGAGGGTGACCTCTTCTTCCTTGCCATCGACCTTGACCTTGTACTTGTCGGTGGCGGGAGCGGGTGCCTCTTCGCTCTCCTCAGTCTGCTCTTCTTCTGCGGGGGTTTCGCCCTCTTGCGCCTCGTCCTGCTCGGTGGACTCGGCTTCGGGCTGGGCCGGCTCTTCTACTGCCGGCTTGGGGGTCTCGGCGGGCGGCGGGCTGTTCTCCTCGTTGGAGAGCTCGGCCTCGAAGACGGAAAGCACTTCTGGGGAATCAACAGTGAAGCCCTCGGGCCTCGTGCTGTCTGTCACCACTATAAGCTCCTTTACTGGTGTTACGCAAGGTCCGCGTTGGAGGAGTCCTCGAGCGCGAGCTCGTGGGTCGCCCTCTCGCCAGACGACACGACGGCCAGGAGGGAGTCCCTCAGGTCATCGAATGCGCTTGCTCGTGCGTGGATCTGCTCACGCTCGGCAGGGGTTCCGGCGGCCTTGAAGGCCTGGAAGTAGGACAGCTCCAGTCCCTGTAGGACGGCCTTTACGGTCACGTTCTCGAGGAAGGCCTTGATCTGCTCCCCGCGAATCTGCTCGTTTTCCAGCTCATGTCTTCGTTCGCTCAATCGCTCTCCTAGTCGAGGTCCAGCACGATGTTCAGCAGGAAGTGGGTTTCATCCTCGTCATCTTCGGGCGAATCCACTGGTGCCGGTTCGGCCTTGGGCTTCTGCCGGCGGGGGATAGTGACCTTCGGAACGTCTCTGTTGCGCGGCTCGGGCAACGCCGGCACTTCAGGCAACGGCTTGGCCTCGAGCTGGTGGCGGGTGTCGGGGCTCCAATCGGGCCGCTCGTCGATCTCCTCCTGGGCGCCGGCAGCATCGTACAGGATCCGCCGGAAGCCCTTGCCCCGCCGCGGGGGCTCGGCACCAACATCTGGTACCTCGAGCTCTGCCCAGGTAATCCAGGCGCGGCGGGGCGCATTGGGCACCTCCAGCTCCGCCCAAGTAACCGCGGCACGACGAGGGGCGGTGGGCACCTCCATCTCCGCCCAGGTAACCGCGGCACGACGGGGGGCGGTCGGGATCTCGAGCTCGGCCCAGGTGACATGCGCCCGGCGATCTGGGGCCGGAGCGTCCGGCACCTCCATCTCCGCCCAGGTGACATGCGCCCGGCGGGGTGCGTTCGGCACCTCCAGCTCCGCCCAGGTGACCCGAGCGCGGCGCGGGGCATTCGGTACTTCCAGCTCGGCCCAGGTGACTCGAGCCCGGCGGGGTGCGGTAGGCACCTCCATCTCCGCCCAGGTGACATGCGCCCGGCGCGGGGCACTCGGTACTTCCAGCTCGGCCCAGGTGACTCGAGCCCGGCGGGGTGCGTTCGGCACCTCCATCTCCGCCCAGGTGACGCGGGCCCGCCGACTGTTCTCCAACTTGAATGCCGCGGCGATCATCACATGCCGGGCACTTGCCGAGACTGTCGCCTGGATCGTGCCAGTGGCCCCTGCCGTGGCACGGATCGCATCGGCAATCGCGAGCCCTGTATCAGCGCCAGTATTGGTCCCGTCGTCAGACCGTTCGAGCCATGTCCCGTTCGTCGGGGCCGTCGTGGTGTCGGTCGCCCCGGAGGCTGTCGTCGGGTCGGTCGCGGCGTCGAACGCGCTCGTGCTCAGGTTGTCGCCACAGGCTGTCATGGCGACGATCAACTCCCCGGCCTCCGCGGTGGTGATCGTCCCGGTCGTCGCTGTGGCGCTAGCCGAGGCTAGTGTATTCGACGAGCTAACGTCGAGCGGCGAGGCCGCGCCACCTTCATAGGCAATGATCCGCCCGTGGCCCACGTTGCCGGCGGTACGGCTGAATACCAACGTCGGCGCGCTGCTTCCACGCACCACATACCACATCTCACCGGAAGCGATACCGTTCGTGGCGTCGGTGTCGCCCGAGAGCTGGCCCTGGATCTTCGTCCAATCGCCGTTCGTGAACCCAACCGTCGAGCGGATCGCGATACACGCGATCATCAGGTCGCCGGCAGCAATCCCGGCTGGTTCAGTGAGCGTTAAGTCGCCAGAGGCGACCGTGGCGATTGTGCCAATCTTCGGGACGCCCCATGCCATATGGCGTTACCCTTAGACTTGATTCGCTACGAACCGCAGGTACAGATCCGTGTAATCCGTAATCGAATCGGCCTCGCCGCCAGAGAGCGTATAGCTGCCGGCGGTGATCGTATCCGAGATATTCGTGTGGGTGCCGGCGGTTGCGATCAGCGTCCCCGGCGAGCCCTCGTTGGTGTACCCCTGCCGGAGCTGGACCGTGAGGTCGATCTGGGCGCCGCCGGCGGCGTCCTTCCGATACCGATACCGCACGACATGGTTCGAGCTGCTGACCGGATCCTCGAGCGTGGTCAGCTTGGTGACGTAGACGTCGTTCGTCGGCGCGAGTGCCGATCGAACGTAATCCGCATCATCGAACGACGACTCATCGATCTGGTCGAAGATGTCAGTCGTGGTGCCATCGTCCTCTTCCCAGGACTCCCTAGTGGTGTCCGTAGATGGACGTCCGAATTGTGCCATGGGTTACTCCGTGTCCTCGATCATGTATCCCGAGGCCTTGCCATCCTTGCCTCGCTCAACAGTCACGCGCCTCTTCTTCGGCTTGGCCGGAGGGGCGGGTTCTGGTTTCGCGGCCTTGTGGGCCGACTTGTTCGGTTTCACGGACTTGGACTTCTCTCCGGCCAGCTTCGCGGCGGTCTGCCGATCGCCGGCATCGATCTTGTCGCGGTGCATCCGCTCCGTGCTGGCGACCTTCTCGCCGGCCCCAGCAGCCTGGGTGTGGATCCGCTCGCGCTCGATCTGCGAGCTGATCTCGAGCTCGGAGAGCTCCACGCCGTACTGCAGCTCGAGCTCCGCGATCTTGAGCTGAATGTCGGCAGCCTTGGCATCCCGCTTCTGGTCGTCCTCGAGGCGCGCCTTCTGCATCTCGATGTCCATCTTGACCCGCTCCATCTGGATCTTGATCTGGCCTTCGGCTTCCTGCCGCTGAAGATCGATCTGCGCCTTCGCCTGCTCGAGCTGGGCCTGGATCTGCGCCTTCATCTGGTCGCCCTGGATCTTGGCCTGCATCTTCGCCTTCTCGATCTCGATCTGCGCCTTGGCGAGCTCCATCGCGGGATCCGGCGGGGGCGGAGCGTTTGCGGCGGCCTCCTCGATCTGCTTCATCTGCTCCTCGGTGATCTCCTTGAAGTACTTCGAGGCGTCGATCTTCCCACGGAGCGCCAGGGCCTCCGCCATCGTGTCGCGGAGGTGCTTGAGGTTCACGATCGGGTTGTTCGGCCCGAGGGTCTGCATGAGCTCCTTCTGCTGGGCCACGATCTCGGCCAGGGTCTGCAGCTTCTCCTCCATGAGGCCGGATCCGAGCGCGACATTGACTTGGACGTCCATGGTGGCGTCCCAGCTCGCCGGGTTCACTTGGACCCACTTGCCGCGCAGCTTGACGACTCTCGCCTGCGGCTTGTGCTTCGAGTAGAGTTTCAGGAGGCCGCGGAACATCGGCTTCAGGGCCTGCTCGACGAACCCGCGGACCAGCATCTCCTGCTGGGCCTGGGAGGCGGTGACTGCGGCGGCGACGGCAGCGCGAGTGCTCGACTGCAGCGCATTCGCATCCATGCCGGCGGTGCCCTTGTTGATTCCGGTGCGGCGCTCGACGATGTCGTTCGTGAGCTCGAGGACCGGGAGTAATTCCTTGCCCATGAACGAGTGAGCGAATTCGCCCACTGCGTTCGGGCCGGAGCGGGTGCGGATCGGCGCATTTAGGTTCGTGGACATCAAGTCCGCGGGATTCGCGTCACCCTCCTTGTACCACTTGCGGGTGTGGAGCGCCGATGCGGCGCTGTCCAACATGAACCGCATGAGCTGGCTCTTGAGCCTCTGCATGTCCATCAAGCGATCGGCCCAGGAGCGCCCGCCCATCAGGGAGTGCGGCTCGCGGTCGGGACACCAGACGGCGAACGGGAGGTCTTCTACCGGATAGTTGTGGACGACATGGTAGGCCGGGCCCAACGTGCAGACCTTGCGGAGCTCCGCGCGACCGTCGCCATCGAAGTCGATCTGGGCGTAGCCCTCGACGTAGAGGTGCCGCTCGTTCGCCTCGCCGGCCTCGATGTCCTCGTTCGATCCGGTCTCCTGCTCACGCTCGAGCGCGAGCTCGTCGTCCCTCAGGCTCGGGTCGTCGCCGCCGTGCTCGTCGATGTCCTTCTGTGAGACGCCCAGCGACAGGAGCTCGCCGGTGGTCTTCCGCATACGGAAGCCGGCGTAGATGCAGTCGCGGAGTTTCGCCGTCTCTCGGACGACGATGAATTCCTCCGGCTTGACCGCGCAGATCCAGGGGCCGGAGCGATCGGACTTGCGGGTGAGCTCGGCGGAGATGGTCTGGCCGTCCGCATTCGGCTTGACGAGAGTGATCTCGACGCCAGGATCGGAGGCCAGCATCGCCAGCTCGTCCATCGAGGCGCTCGGAACGGTCTCCTGCACCGTTTCGATGTTGTCTTCCCAACCCCACTTCAGGATCCCGTGCCTGCGGATCAGGCCGTCCTTGAGGACGTCCTCTGACACAAGGTATCCGTCGTTCTCTTCAGTGAAGACGAAGTTGACGTAGTCGGTCGCCTGCTCGGCGGCGTCTGCGCGCAGCTTCGCCTGCTCCATCGAGGTCGGCCTGGGGCGGTACTCGAGGGCCCGCTCGCCGGCGGAGAAAATCGTCCGCTGCAGGTTCGGGAGCACAGCCTGGACCCCGTCGTGGACTTCGGACACGATGAAAGCCGAACGACCCTTGAGCTCGTTGCCGAAGGGCTCGCTCTTGTAGTACCGGGTGGCCTTCGCTCGATCGGGTGTCAGCTCGAGGTCGATGTACTGCTTCGCGGCATCGATCAGGCCCGAGACGAGGGCCTGGAGATCCTCCGCTGGCATCTCGCCCTTGTCGGGGCGAGGGCCGGCGGCGGGAGTCTTGATGACCGGCGTAGACTCGCCGGAAGTTGAATCGGTGTAGGAAGCCACTCAGATGTTCCTTGGGCCCTCCTGGCGGAAAGGACGGGACAACGTCCCGGTGTTTACTCGATTCTCAAGCGCCGTTTGCGGCGGCGGCGTGGGGGGCCTTCCTCGGCCCCCGTATTGATCGCGGTTACCGTGAAGGTTGGTGTGGCGACGATGGATTCGCCGCTCGTCACTGCACTCGCCGGAACGGATACCGTGATCGTCTCCGCCGCAGAGATGTCGTAAGCGGCTTGGGCCGAGAGGGTGACCGTGACGACCGTTGCGCTGGTCCGCACTACCGAGGTGACCGCGAGATTGTCGCGCACCTCGTTGTTCCACCCGAATGTACCCGCCGAGGACGAGTTAAGCCCCAGGATGATGTCCTGGCGCACGGCGTCGAACGTCGCGCCGGACGCGACCCAGGTGTCTCCGGTCAGGGTGATGATGACCGTGAGGCCACCAGCACGAATCTCGGCCTCGTCGGCGCCGGACGCCGCGGTCCCGGTGATCGCCGCCGTACCTGCCGGCAGCGGGGACACCGTGAACGTCGGCTCTGCAGTGATCGGGCTAGCGCCGGTGAGAGCCGCGCCCGGCACGGTGACCGTGATGGTCTCCGTGGCGGTGATGGCATAGGCCGCCTGGGCCGAGAGGGTGATCGTGACGACCGTGTTCGAGGTGCGTACCACCGAAGTGACCGCGAGGTTGTCCCGAACCTCGTTGTTCCACCCATTCGTCTCCGACTGTGCGGAGTCCAGACCATCGATGATCGCCTGCCGCTGGGCGTCGAACGTGCCGCCGGCGGCCACCCAGGTGTCCCCGGTCATGGTGAGGATGATCGTCTTCCCGCCGCTGACGACGTTCCCTTCGGTGATCGAGGCAGTCGCCGTCCCGGTGACCGCACAGGTCGCCGGCGGAGGAACATCCTCTACCGTGATCTCGACGTCGTCGAATGCGGTGGTCGTGCCGTCGTAGGACGTATACCGGAGCACATAGACGCCCGGCTCGGAGAACGTGACCGTGGTCGAGGCGGTGTCCATATCGTCGGTGACTGCGGTGTCGTCGATGTAGAGCGACTTATTGAACCCGGTCGAGTCCGCCGTGTAGTTGCCAACCCCCCACATCAGGCTCGGCGTGGGGTCGCCCGACAGCGTGTCAATGTTGTTCTCATCGACGAGGAGGGTGGTTCCCGAGGCCCTGACCAACCAGACGATGAGGCGCCCGGTCGAGGCGTGGGCGCGCATAAAGCCTACGAGCTGGAAGGCCTCGTCCTTCGGAATCGCGACACCAGTGTCCGCGATGTCCGCTCCGGCGTAGTCGTGGATACCGAAGCGATCGGTCCCCGAGAAATTCTTGCCGACCACGATCCATGTCGGGTCGAACGGGGCGGTCTCCTGCTTGAATTGGAAAATGTTGTCGTACCCACCGCCCACATCTCCCAGATCGTAGGAGCTCGGCCAGTAGTACCACGAGGAGTAGATCCCCTCGAGGAGATCGAAACGCCAGCGCAGGAGCTTCGCTTCCGCGAGGCCCACGGCATCGTTGAAAGCGACCCAAGCGTACTGACCACTGTGGGGGTGCGAGCTCGAGTTGGAGACGAACCCGTCTCCCACCTGACTCGCCCCACCGTCGCCAGTCCATTCCGAGACGTCGCCCGTCTCGAAGCTGGCATTGAAGTCGTCGTGCGCGAAGGCGGCCTCGCCAGGACCGCTGATCTTCGACCAGAAGCCGTGCGTCGGCGTCCCGCCAGACGGCGTGGCGGCGAGGGCCACGGGCTGGGCCGCGAAGGAGACGTTCTGGTCCGAACCTGCGTCCACAGCGAATCCCCCGCCGCCACCAAGGGATCCCGCGATGCCATCGTTGTGGATGTCGAGGATCTGGGCATCGGTCAGAGCTACATCGAAGAAGAATCCTTCGTCGTGGTTCGATACACCGTTCGTCGCATCGACGTAGAAGCGGAGGTCACTCGCCGTGACCAGCGCGACGGATGTGCGGGTGAAGGTCGTGCTCTGCTTCACGCCGTCGATCCACATGCTGATTTCGTCGTTGGCGCCCGAGCTGGCCCGGTTCTCGCCGTTCCAGCGCATCACGACGCTATGCCAGCCCGCCGTTCCAGGCATGGCCGCATTAGAGACGATGCTGGCGGTCCCGCCCGCGGAGTAGGTGATGCAGCGAACGGTGCCGTCGCCCTGAATGAACAACCAGAAGCCCTGGTTCGAGAGGTTCCCGAACCGCAGGATGGTGCCGCCGGTCGGGCTCGCCTTGAAATAGGCGCGAGTCCCGAAGGTGTACTCCAGCGTGGTCGCCTTGAAGGGGAAGTTGCCGTTGAGACTCGCGAAGGCCCGCAACGCGACGTCATCGTCCGCCGCCGATCCGGCGATGGACGCCGCACCCTGCACAAACTTCACCGCATCCTGGGAGGCACTCACCCAGGTCAGGTGGTTGTTGTTGGTGGTGTTGCCGTCCACGGCTGGCGTGGACGACTCTTCGAACATCCACCAAGAAACGGGCTTGAAGCCTGTTCCGTCTGTGAAATCTTCAGCCATCGGCGGTTACGCCCAGGTCGCGGAGACGACCGCGTTGCCGGAAGAACCGCCGGAACGGGCGCGAATCTCGGCGCCGCGCCACTGCGACACCATCACGATGTCCTGAAGGCCGACCGCAGTCCATGACTTGGCGAAGACCCAATCGCCGGGGGTGCCGGTGGCACCGTCGCGCCGGAGCAGCCACAGCTCGATCGCCGCGCTGGCGGGGATGGATTCGAGGAGCACAGAGACTTCGAAAATACCGCTGGCCGCCGACCCGTCCGTGATGTCGATGGTCTCGGGGGCATAGTTGCCGTTCGTCACGGGCACAGCAAACGTCTGACGAGCGCCGCCACTCTGCATGATGTTGGGATCCTGGGGGTCTTGCCGGACTACGGAGGCGGGCTGAAGAGCCCGAGGTACTGCAGCGACCGGAATCTATGGCAGTGGGGTCGGGCTGTCCAGCCTTACCACTCCGCGATGGTCACGTTGTCGCCCATCAGGCGGAAGGCCCGAGGGTTGACCACGAAGGTCGTAAACCGGAGTTTCGAGACCTCGATCCCGAAGTTGCACTCCTCCTGCACCCACCTCGCGAGATCCGTCAGGAGCCTGCTTCGTCCCTCGGGAGCGAGGCGCGCAGCATCGACCTTCGCCATCCTCTCGGCCAGGACCGCGGCCAGGAGCTCCTGCATGGTCTCGGTGTAGGCGTCCACCGTGTTCACGGCGAGGTTGAGGTCCGTCACCCGCACCGTCGCGCTGGCCTGGAACGTCACCATGGTGCCGTCCTGGGCCGTGATGTCGAGCCGCGGGGTCTGCACGATGGCCGGAACGACGCTGTCGGCGCGGATGTCGTGGAACCAGGGAAGGATGATGTAGATCCCAGGCTCGAGCTGGCGGACGTACCGTCCCCAGCGGTAGAGCAGGCCCCGCTCCCACTGATCGACCTTGCGGAGAGGCCAGATGAATTCCATCCACTCCCCGATGACTCGGAAGAATTCACCCATCAGGCCCCGTCCGCCTCGTGGTCGTTATTCGTCGGCTCCTTGGCGCGCTTCCGGCAGTGCTTCAGACCCCAATCCACGATCTCCTGGGCCGTGAAGAGGTCCATCTGCGCGTCCGCCGGCGTGAGGGACGCGAGCAACGCCTCCACGACAGCCTCATCCTTGTTTTCCTGAGCCGCCTGCTCGCGGAACATCTTCGCTTCGGGGCTCTCGTCATCAGGGTCGTAGGTCATACGAGGAATCCCAGGTCCAGCTCCAGTGGTTGGTTCCATCGCACCTGGGAGTGGCCCACGAGACCCATCGCCGTCGCGTTCTCCTGCACCAGGGTCAGCAGGAAGGCGTCCGCGCGGTTCGGGCTGGGCTCTCCGGTGCGCTTGATGGTGGTCTTCTTCTCCTCCACGATCACTTTCCCGCTCGATCGGTAGTCGAACGTCGGGAGGGCGAGCTCTTTCGCGAGCTCCTCGTCGCCTCCGATCGAGCAGTCCTTCCGCTCGAGCCATTCGCGTCCGCGGAACCAGAGCTCCGTCCGCAGGTTCGCATACTTGTCGGCCAGGGGCGCCGATTCGCTGACGTTGATCGCTACCGCCGGCAGTCCGAGCTCGCGGAGTCGATCCGCCACTCCGGCGCCCAGGCCGATCGCATCGACGAAGATGTATTCGGGCCGGAGCGAGTCCGGCGTTTTGTCCCACTCGGCCTTCACGCGACCGGTGGTCGCCATGAGGTCGGGATTCCGCCAGTGCTGGACCTTCTCGTCGAGCACATTCCCGCGGCGCTTCGCCAGCGCGCAGGCATCGCGGCCCTTCCGAGCGACATCGAGCCCCCAGAGGGAGCGCACCCGCTTCGGGGCGACATCTCGGTCCAGCGCAGCCTGGATCAGATACCAGGGGATGACCGTGTCGTCGTCCACCATCGGGAATTCGCCCAGGACGCGCACTCGGTACGCATTCGAGAGCTCACCGTACCGGGCCTTGACGTCGTCGATGAAGTCCTCGGTGACGTTCGGGTGCCCTTCGCAGCCCGTGTGGAATCGAGTCCACTTGAGCATGACTTCCGGCTTGTTGTGTGTGTCGTAGAACAGACCGCTCAGACGAACGGGGTTCCCGCAGAGGATGGTGCTGGCATTCGCTCCCGACATGGAGCCGATGCTGCCCTCGAAGATCGCTTCGGGTATGCCGCTGGCCTCGTCGATGACGAGGAGCACATGATCGCTGTGGACGCCGGCGAGTGCTTCCGGCTTCTCGGCACTGCTCGTCCTGAAGCTGATGAAGCTCTCGGTTTCGGCAGCCTTGAGCTCGATGCTTTCGCTCTTGATTTCGAAGAGGTCAAGCACATAGCTGGGGAGCTTGCGGAACCACGACACGGTCTCGGCGTACAAGGCATCGAACAACTGCTTGCTCGTCGGGGCCGTGCAGACGGTCTTCTGCGGGAAGCGGAAGATCGCGTGGTGAACAATGATCCAGGCGAGTCCGGTCGTCTTGCCTACGCCATGGCCCGAACGTTTGGAGATCCGGCGGTCCCCTCTGCGATACGCTTCGAGGAGCTCAACCTGATCGGGATAGGGATCGGCGCCGAAGACTTCTCGGACAAACAGCACTGGATTTTTCTGATACCGTGCGACGAAGGTCGCCCACGGATTGACGGGCTTGGTCCCCGGCGCCCGCACCGCGGTCTTCGGCGGCGTGGGCACCTTCGGACGTTCTGCGGGTGGCGTGTACTTCGCCACCGTGTGTTACGGACGGACGAGGAAGACCCGGTAGGTGCCTGCGGCGGGAGTCAGGCCGCCGGCGGTGGTGTTCTCGAAGACGAGAACGAGCTGACCGGTTGAGTTGATGCGCGAGCCCACCAGGGCGCTCGAGTTGCCGGTGCCGGGACCAGTCACCATCACGAGATCCGTGTCGCGGGGCGTGATGCCCTTACGAAGGGTGGAGCTCGAGGATCCGTTGGTGACGGTGAAGGCCTGTTCGGCGGCGACGTTCGCTGAGACTGAAGCGGGGGTCAGGCTGACGGTGAACGTGAACATGCTGTGGGCATCGCCCTGGCTGTTCTGGAACCACATACGCTTGTGCTCCGATTCCTGTTACCTCCTTGGTTCGAGAAGCGGGCCAGACGGCGCCCGAGAATGCTACTTCGACAAGTTACTCGGCGGTCGGCGGGGGCGCAATCTGGTAGTACTTCGGCTGGAGCTCCTGGCCGAGCGCGGACAGCTCATCGAGGGCGGGCGCCGGCTGCCACTCGTAGACGTTCGGCTGGCAGCGTTCGAGGAAGAGCTCGATGTCGCCCGACTCTAGCTTGGGCCAGGAGCACTCCTCCTTGACGATCTCGATGTGCTCGGAGTGCCGGCGGGGGCCGCCGAAGGCCAGCTCCCACCGAAGGTCGAGCTCGGCCTCCGAGATCTGCGACGGTCGCTTCCACGAGCCCTTGGTGCCCATTAGACGAGCCCCAGGTCACGTTCCCGTATCCAAGTCACCATCCCGTTGTCCCACTGGACCCGCCATTCTGGGAACGGACGATTCCGCAGCAGGAGTGTGCCCTGCCGCTCTGTGTCGCCAACGAGAGCCCTTACCCGGTCGCCCTTCTTCATACGGCCTCCTCGTCTCGGGGTGAAAGCGTGGGCAGGGTCTCCCCGCCCTCGCGTTGCTCGCGAAACACTGGTTGCCGGTCATGTGCCCCCTGTCGCGAACAGGCCTGCGGGCTTGCGGTGCGACCGGCCCCACCGTTCTCCAACCCTCGCGTTGCTGCTCGAAGCGATGGGAGAGGGGTTTACCCTCGCCACCCGGCCACTTGCGCCCTGCTGCCCCGCCGTCCGGCGGGCTACTGAAGGCAGGCTACATCGGTTGCCGCTTCGAGCCATTTAGAAGAGCCTCACGGTGAGGCCCGCTTTCGGTTTCGGCTTGTCGGGGCCGCGGACGGCCCACACCTCTCGGATGGGCTGAAGGTACTGGTCCCGGCCCAGGTCACGGATCGCGGCGGCGGCACTCGGGGCCCAGGTCGTCCCGTGATCGACCGTGCGCTCGGGTGCGGCGCTCGGAAGCTTGCTGTAGAGGTGCCACGTTTTCGCCATACCCCAATTTCGCACCCATGGGCATTCGTGTCAACCCCTGTGGAATTTTTCTGGGGTAGAATTTCCAGCCCTCATTACCAGGACTTCGTCCACGACCCGTCCGATTCCGCGAGAGGGGGGGGCTCTTCATTCGGAGCCCTGCCCTGGCGCCCAGCCGGGAGCTCGGGGTGCGCCAACGAGGCAGGCTCGAGGGCGTTATGCATCGCGGATTGTAACAGAAGTGCATACGGTTGATAGCATATCCTGCTATCTCAAGCACTTACGTTATACATCCAGCTTAACATAATACATGGTACACGACGTAACGGGATCCGTTCGGGTCTGCCATCTAATGATCGTGCGCGCGATGGGCTCGAGGCTTCAGCCCTCGTTGCCCGCATTAAAGTGTACCTAACACAGGTTAGTGTACGCTTTAAGGTACTCGGGCCGCACTCTCCCCTGCCGGCGGCAGAGCAGGCAGCACCTCGTAGTCCTCACCCTCGACTGCCGGCTGTGGCACAGCGTCCTCGAGCTTGCGCTGCCTGAGCGCATCGATGTGCAGCCCGCCCAGGTCTAGGTTGAGTGCGATCGAGGCTGTGTCCTGGCCGTAGGCCTTCCTGTTCCACCTCGAAGCCAGCCAGTTGCGCTGATCCGCCTGGAGCTTGGCCTTGTTGAGCGCAGTCTTGTCCTCGTCGGCCTCGTCCACGATCTCGAGAGCCTCCTGGGCCAGGGCGTGAGCTGCATCGCCACGAGCTCGGTCCATCATCTCCCGCCCGCCGTCCTGGCCGTGAACCCAGGTCGTGAGGATGCTGCCACCCGCATTCTCGGACACCCGAACGCCGGCGGCTTTGGCGAGCGCCTGGACGAGCTCCTTGGTCTTCCTACCGGCGGCCACCCACTCGTACACGACGTCGAGCGCGGTCAGGGCCTCACCGCGGTCCTCGCTGCTCTCGGCGGCCTGCTTCTCGAGCTGGGCGACCAGGGCGCGCTTGATCGGCTGTCCGGCCATCAGTCGGCCAGCCTCTTCAGGTTCGGCGCGTGGTCGCGGTTCACGGCGACCTGGGCCGGGGCCACTCGGTGCGCGCGGACGGCGGCGGGCCCCAGCCTCTCAAGCAAGGCGAGCTCGGACGCCGGCACTTCGAGCCCCAGCACATCGCGGGCGAAGGCCTTGAAGTCGTCCATGTACTCCTTCATCGGTCCTGGCTCTATCTGCACTCCACTTCCTCCCTCATTCACCAGCCCGTAATGGCTCAGGCCTTCGAGCCGTTATATGGCCCAACCAGCAGGTTCGGCTAGTTGGCACATGTGAGCACTGGTCGTCCCTGCCCACAATCTAGCCAATCCCGGCGTTGCGGGCTAGCGAAGGGACGTCCGAAGGGGTCCGAAGGGACGTCCGAAGGGGCTAAGTCGTTGTATCGAAGGAAGTGAAGGGACGAAGGCACGAATCCGCCTATTCCAGCGCCATGGAGCGTAGGTGTACCCCTATTACATATATTTATATGATGAGATCTATACCTAACAATCATCCCTTCGGTCCCTTCGGACTCCTTCATTTCAACGACTTAGACCCTTCGAAAAGTTGACACGCACCCTTCGCGTCCCTTCGGAGCAGCCCCGCCGGAAGGAGAGCGCCTGCTCACCTGTGGCGCGGATGCCACAGGGTTGACACGGCTGCCCATGGGCGTTAAGATACATCCACGCAGACGGACCAACCACTTAGGAGCTCACGATGACCGATCTCAACGCCAAACTCGCCGCCGCCGAGGCCAAGGTCGCCCAGGCCGAGGGTCTGGCGTTGACCCTGGCGCTCCGCGAGCTCGACCGGGTGAAGCGCGAGATACGCGCGGCTGCCGGCGGCCACGACCTCAACACCCTCTACTAGGAGATCCAAGTGACCCTGTACTACGTCCTCACCGCCCAAGGCGATCGGGTTTGGCGCAAGGCGAGCGAGCTCCGGTTGAGCGACAGCGTGTTGGCGAAGGAGGAATCCAAGTGACCCACCCCAACACGATCCTGCTCCACGAGCGGATCCTCGCCGCCCTGGAGCTCCTGGGCACGGCGACCGCCCGTCAGCTCACCCGCTACCTCGAGGGCGCCGGCTGGACGGACGAGGAAGACGAGCTCGTGGGCCGCGCGCTGGACGAGCTGGTCCGCCAGGGCCGCGTGAAGGTCCGCGGCATCACCTACTCACTACCGGGCTAGCGCCCGCAACCGCTCACCCACTTCACGCCTCGCCCTGGTCCGGCGGGGCGATGTTATTTCTTGCATCCATTGAC